CGCGTTTAGTGGTGTTATCTCTGGGTTCAAAGAGCACCGCGTTGTAGGGGGGGAGGACACCTGCGAAGTTACATTCTCAAGCGATGAATTGCTGTTAGAAGAGCACATAGCATTTCCAGATTGGGATACGATAAGCGGGACAGGTTACTCTGGGCACGCATTGCCTAGCCCCAGCGGAATCTGGGGACCCTCCAACGACGGTGGGAAAGGAGGCGACCAGTGGGGCACAGAATCCAACGAGCTCGAAGATCCACAAGAAGCACAGATGAAATATTTTGTGCAGGATCAAATTGGTGTTTTTGCAGCAGCAACGTCAGTGACTAACCGCAAACTGTCAGTTCTCAAAACGCAAGCGGTCTGGAATTATTCGTCACCCAGCAAACTGGAAGGCTATGGAGACAAAACCCTCCTTACCGATATCCTCGACACGCTTTTGGATTTGTGTAAATACTGCGTAGTCCCACAGCCAGCAGTAGGCAGCCCTGCTGAAGCATTGGTGCCGAGCCCACAAGAAGAAATCCAGTTTTTCATCCGTTACCTTTACCCACCGGACGGGACTTACTACCTTGAGTTTAGGACACAAACCGCTACGAATGCAGCACAGCGGTTAGCAATGCCGCCGCGATTTACCGACGGAGGAAACGCACCAGACGGATATCACGCAGACTACGACATGGGTGAACACGATAAGCGTTTGACGTGTGTATTCTCGGAACTTACAGGGACCGTGACCGAAGTCACCTATGAAGAGTTACGCCCCGAGGTTAACCAGTGTTTTGTCATTGGTCCGACGCCAAACGCTGACACATACGTCGCAAATTATAGCTCGCATGATTTTTTGGATGACGGCTCCGATTTGAGTAGTTACTGTGCTAGCGTAGACAATTCGGGGTCTAATACGATCACGCCAGTTCAAGACACGACTACCAGTATAGACCACCGGATATACAAACTCGTCACTGGTAAGCCGGTTGTAACGAGCCAGGACATTTATGGAGTCGTAGAGGGCACCCACGAACACTCAACAGGAGAAGCTACGTCAAAGTCGAGGACCCTCAACATGATGCAATACTCTGGGCGTGCCATGTTGAATGAAAAACTGTTTAATGTTTATTTCGAGGCGACGGTTACAGAAAACAAAATCCTCACGCTGTCCCCTGACGATGGCCCCCAAAATTTCTGGATAGGTGACTATGTGAAAGTCGTAACCAAAAACGGCACGTTGGAAAACCTAATTAGATCCGTGGACCTCTCTATTGACGCAAACGGGGAAGTCATGAAGTGCGTTGTTGGCGCCCCCTCAGCTGCGTATGGAAACTGGTGGACCGCAAACGTGAAAGCCAAAGAAATACATCGACAACACCGACGGAGCCGTAACGCCCACTATCACAGGACACGATCATAATGGCGAGAAAATACGTTGTATGGATTGATGAGGTATGGACAGAGTTTAACAAATTATGGCCTGCTGTAAAGTCGGTTCGCGTTTACCTAAAAGCCGACCCTACACATGAGCCCCGTAATGTCACGATCGCGGAAATTGACTTGGGTAAAGGGTATGCCACTAAAATGGTCCCACAGGCTACAATACTGCGGGGTGTTTTATGGAATGACGATGAGGTCCCTGTGGAATGGACGGGTGCCTTAACTGCAAACATCTTAGCTACACCAAAGGGCACAGGCCTTGTTAATCAGCCGATTTCCTTTGCATCCTCTAGTGTGGTGATCCTGCATACCGTTGTAAAATACGAGTGGAGTTTTGACGGAGGTGCTACCTACACCGAAGGGGACCGGATGGTTTCTCATACGTTTGAAACCCCAGGGACTTATAGAGTATTCCTACGTATCACCAACGATGCCGACGAAGTAGATCGAAGTAAGGTGCTTAACTATGTCGTCGCAGCGGCACCCGCCGGAGGTTAAAATGTGAACCCAGAAGAGCAGAAAACCCTAAATGAAGTCTTTTCAAAAATAGAATATGCTATCATCCCAACATTATTAGAATTGCAGAAGGGGCAGGATAATACCAACCAACATTTAGCTACTATAAATGGGACATGCGCGAGTCTTTCAAAAAATGATGCTGTTATGGCTTTTCGACTCACAGCCGTCGAGAAAGAAGCAACCGCTGAGAATGTTCGACAAGTTAGAGACGATACATCGATGGGCGTCCGACAAGACAAATCAGATAAGCGTGCAGAAAGAATAGACAAACGCGCTATATACAATACAGCGTGGCGCGATTATATCATCAAAATTTTAGTCCCTATCTTTATAATAGTCGTCGCAGCCGTTTTAACTAGAGATATAATTCCGACCTTTAGACCGTAAAACCGTAACAGGAGGTTAAATATGAATGTAGATGCTTCGTTGGCATTACTGACGATGATAACCGTCTTTGTATTCGTAATTATGTTGAAACAATTAGGATTCTAAGGGGTGTAAAGATGGACACGACAGACAAAATAATGGAATTGGAAAAGACAGTTGCTGCACTTACCTTAGAGGTTGACACCATAGACACTAAAGCAGAAGTAGACAAACTCGCAGCATTACAGGCGACGGTTGATGCGTTAAAAACCAAAATCGCCAGCAAAGAGTTTCAAGATATGAAAGCGCATGCCCTGGAAATAACACGCATTGAACAGGACATTTACTCAATGAGGCAAGAGCTCGCAATAATAAAAAGTGGCGAATCTGGCCCCCCTACTAATTATGTCGAAGCAATGACAGGAGGTGATAAACTTGAGTAGTGAAATAGTTGACGAAGCAGTAGCCGGAAAGGCCTTAGTAGCTAGTAAACAGTTTTGGCTTATGATCTTGACGATGATCGTAGCGATAATAGAGAGCCCAGCGGTAAACGCAGCGATCCCCTGGACCGTGACCTATGGCGTGTTAATCGTAGCCGTCTTAAGCATCATAATTCGAAAAGTTACCGATGAGCCTATCGTTGGAATTGTCAAGACGGAATAAACAAAAATCTAAAAGAGCCGAGGCGTAAGACACGGAGGGCTATACGTGCCTCCCTACGCGGTTTAACTCCTACCTCACCTAGCGTTAAGCAGAAAGGGTTTCTGTCCTTAGCCAATTTCTGCTAGTGTTCCGTGTCCGTCTTATCGGCTCTTTTTTCTCTTTTTTCTATTTTTACTCATTACCCCAACCGACAACCACTCTTCCTATTTTATCCTTTATGTGTCAAGTTATTCCATGCATGTGTTAGTCGCAGGAGAGAATTCAGAAAACCATTAAACGAAGCTCTGCGCGGGCTTCTATGTGGTGCAAAATACCTATTTTGTGAACTGTTGTTTGATAACATATAAGTATTATAATGGTTATATAACTGTTAATGATCCTTCAAACAATCCAACCAAAAACCACAATTCAGATTAGTTCAAGCACGCGGGATGTGCTTAAAGAACTTGGTTTAAAGGGCGATTCTTATGATGACATCCTTAGGATGCTTATAGATGACTTCAAAAAGCACAGTCCTAGATACACGGCTATAAAGAATCTGAAAGCAGCGATTGATATAGGACCAGATGATTGACTCCCTTTTTAAGTATGATGTCAGAAACTGAACGCACCCTTTCCCTTTGTAATGTGTGCAAAACACCTACTGCAGGAACCTACAGATGCAAAGATTGTGCGGGAATTGCCAACATACGGGTGCGGAAATTACGTAAAGACCGATTAGATAATGGTTTATGTGTTACTTGCGGGAATCCGAGGGATCGATTAGAGGTTAACAACTGTAACTCGTGCGGTTATAAAGAGAATAAAAGGCGTCTAAAACATTACGGTCTAAAACACAAACAAGAAAGGGCGCAAATAAAAAGTATCGTTTTTAATTATTACTCACCTGACGATACGATAGGATGTTCTAGGTGCGGAATCTCAGAAATCGATGTTCTGCAAGTCCATCATATAAACGGGGGCGGGAATGCGCACATTAAAGAGATATGTGCGGTGGGTAACTCGTCAAAGTTCTATCAATGGTTATATGATAATGGCTTTCCACCTGAGTTTGAAGTATTATGCGCTAACTGCCACATATTAAAACACAGAAAGAAGTGAAAAGCGAAAAGAAAAAGGCCATGACGAGCACCGTTATGGTGTCGTCACATCGGACTCTGGTAGTCGATAGACACTGTGTATGCGGTGTCATCGATTTTTAAAAAAACGTAGCTCGCCAACCCCGTTACGATCGCGCTACTAGACGGCTGATTCACTCCTACCCACACTACTTGATTAGGATACGACGTAGACCCATGGATGCCCTCCCAAGACGTTGTCGAGTATGCGTAGGGGGTGTAAACGTTCGCTTGCGCTTTCGCTATCGAGGCGTTATACTCTTTAAGCGCGGTTGCCCTATCCGACGCCACCACGATAGTGATGTTATTGCGATATGGTTGCAGGACATTATTCCCGTCGTCAACAACGCCGGTGTATGCGGTGAGACCGTTAACCGTTGTTTTTATAAACGGCGTGATAACTTTGTAACCCGCGCTTGTAAATGCCGCATTTATGCCGTCGGTGACGTCTTTAGAACTCGCTGCGCTTGTAGGATTACCTCCTGGTGTCGCGGATGTGCACCCTGCCACCAAAACAACGGCCACCAAAACCGCAGACAAAAGAATCAATTTATTAGTATGAATCATTTTCGAATTACCTCACACCCTATAATGTGAGAATCCGTTATATAAGACCTGTGTTCTGTGTTATTTGGTTACTTGACCTTGTTACACTCGTAACTCCATCAGGGAAAGCAAGGACTAAGAAAACAAGGCCGTGTAGCTTTCTAATGACCGAAAAGATGTCTGACCCTACTCCACAAAGACGGTTTCTTTGATTCTAGAGATTCCTGAGCTCCTGCAGGCAATAACTTTGTTCCGACAAGCACATAGTTAAGTTGATACATGCAGTTAAGCATCTGTTCAAGTTGTTGAATTTGTTTTTCTTTCTCAGCAATGATCTCTTCTTTGTGCTGAAGGTCCAGGGTTTCAGCAGCAGGGCCCTGCGATACTGTAACCTCAGTAGAATAATATTTTTCTATAGCCTGGAGGATCATCTTCTGTCTGCTAGTTTCGTTTTCAAGAGCTGAATCCTCGAGCTGAGCAGCCAGATCATCCCTGAGTTCTATCCTCACTGATGGCATGGTCTAATAAATGAGTGAGGTTTGCTTAAGGATTATGATATGATGTCAACCGCGGTTTACGTTAAATGAAGTGACATTAACCGACTAAACTGTCGAAACTGACATAAATTAAATGACCGAATCGATGCCCTATGAGAAAAAAAGTAGGTAGGTATCAGGGCGAAAAAATACTCTTGTTAGGTCATTGTGTTAATAGTATTTAAAATATTTGTTTTTGTTGTTGAGATATTCTTTTGCGTATCTCTACCTTTATACCGACTCAGTCAAGTCAGTTTACTCAGTTTCATCAGTTTAATATACCAGTAAAGCATCTTTGAAAACATGGTTGAAATCTTGGATATACCGTGGTATGCGGATAAAAAGCGGATACTCAGAAACATCAGAGCAAAGGCCAAGAGTTGCGGTTATCCTACACATTGGTTATTGCGTGAGCCAGTTAAGGTAAACGAGCAAATGTGGCTTAGGGCAAAAGACGTCGATAAGAGAAGAGGGGAACGGGTCCAAGTTAGGCGGGTCTTGTATAGCCTGACATATAAGTCGCTTCCTTTAAAGCGAATTACGATGGTCTGCGGAAACGATCGCTGTATTAACCCCGCTCACATGAGAATACGTGGGTGGGAAGATGAGGCAAATGAGTTCATAGACGAACAAATCGAAAAAGGCTGGTTAGACCCCAACGATGCCAAAGAATATTTTGGATGGGAAAACACGCATAACTTAAAACTTCCCGAAAAATTTAGTAAAGGCATCGAAATTGAGGGTTAGTTAGGGGTGCGACATGGAACAAAAACAGATGTATAAACGACTCAGAAAGGTTCGAGATTCAATAGATGACATAATGCTCGATATATCCGAGAGCATAGCAGCAGGCGAACTAGAAAAACAAGAGAAGCGCGACTTTGATGTTATCGCGGTTGGCAAGTCAAAAGCACAACGGGACAGAATTAAAGGCACGTTAGACGTTATCAGAGAACTCGAACGAGAGCACGGATCTGCAACGCTGGAGGCTATTATTGAGTGTGGAGCGAAGCAAGGAATCGATAAGGACAATGTAGAGGCAGAAATCACTATGTTAGTGCAAGAAGCTAGAATATTCGAGCCGGTTAGATACAGCGGGAATTATCGAGAGTCACGTCAAGATTAAAAAGGAGAAACATGGCCCTCACGTTATTCGATAGATGCAAAGACTGTTCACATTATTTTTCATTCGAACCTTACGTAAAGATATGCTATGCGCGATTTACAGAATTTGACGCCGGAAAATGTCTAACGTTTAAAGAAAAAGATGGTGAAAAAATGACTGACTTGATCGAAATTATATTAGAGGATTATACAGACAAAACAAAACCAATGCCGAAACATTGGTGGCGATTAAAAGAAAAAGAAGGTGAATAATGAATTTACTGCTTGTGTTTAAATCTAGATCAAAGGAACTAGAATTAGAATTGGAAAACACCGATAAATGGGACGACAGTTATAATTATGGATATTATACTGGAATGGTTGACGCTTTCAAAGAAGTAATCGCAATTTTAGAAAAAGAAGGTGAAAAATGATAATAGACCCCGTTTGGTTGTTTATCGGCCTTATCCTTATTTGGTTAGTTATAATATCGAAGCGAATTGAACGAATCGAAAGAAGAAGGTGAAAAATGACTTTCATGTATGTTACTTACGACGAAGAGGATGATTGTATCAAAATAGATGCTAACGACCGCGAGCGTTTCTTGGAGGACTTCGCACCGTTTTTAAACATTGATGCAGAGAAAACACAAAAAATACTCAACTATGAGGGGGCGTGGGACGATTTAGCAATAAGCAAGAACTATGGTAGCTGCTTCAACTTGTATATAAACATCTTTGACGATGCTAACGATTATATCCATACTCACTGGGAGCGCGTAACCGATGATATAATCACCGACCGGAACTACAAACGGATTCAAAAGCTGATAATCATGCAAGAGTTTACCCTCTACAACGATACAAGATTAGAGTATGAAGAGATCATCAAGATTGTTAAAGGGAAGTATGATTTCCACGATATGAAAGAAAGAGGCTAAAAATAGGCATAGACTTTATAGTTTAATGTCTATTATCTATTATTATGGTTGAAACAGAACCTCCAAAAGAGCACAAGGCATTATATATTCCCACAAAATTAATCAAACCAAATCGATTCAACCCTCGGACAGAGAGGGACAAGGAGAGCGATCAGGAACTCTACGATAGCATACGGATCCGAGGGGTCGAAACACCCATCCACGTCCGGCCGGTGGAAGAAGATGAGCAGGGCCAGATCTACGAAGTATTTGATGGCGATAGGCGACGAGCGGCAGCTATCAAAGCGAAGATTGCCACGGTCCCCGTTTTAATAGAGCAAAAATCAGACTCTGAAGTTATCGAGTTCTCACTTGTTTCAATAATAAGACGCAGTTATAATGACATCGAGATGGGACGTGCGATCGTCAGACTTTTAAAAGAGTTTTCAAACGAATACCCCAGTCAAAGATCGTTAATAAACAAGTTGACGATGACCAGGCAGCGCATAAATCAGCTTGTTCTATTAGTCACCAATCTTGACGAAGAGGCCCAGGAATACGTAGCCCCTGCCGATCCGACAACTAAGCGGATCCCAGAAGGATACATCGACGGACGGCTCGGCACAGAACTATCTAAAATACCTGACAAGGAACGACAACTCGAAGCGGTAAAAGAGATAGTTGCGCACCCAGAGCTTAACTGGATGGAAAGGCGGCTTCTCGCGTCCGAGGCTAAAGAAGAGCCGGAAACTCCCATCGAGGAATTAGTCGAGCGTCGCATAGCGCACAAGAAACAAAGGATGACGACGCTTGTTATGTCAGCAGAGGAATACGAAGGCCTCATCGAAGGGTCTAGAAAGATACTGATTGAACCAACACTAAAGCCAGGGATCCACGAAGGAACTATCATAGAGCCGCTCGTTAAAGGGGACCCTCTTGAGATCTCAGACGTATTTAAAAGACCACTCGGCAGGTTCAAGGACATGGACGTCAAGAACGCAGGATTTAAGAACGTGCAGGAATTTAAAGAGGCGTGGATTGCTCAGCATGGCGAATGGAAAAACGAGCAGATCGGCTACATCCATTTATTTAAGCCTAAGAAGTAAGTTTTAGGAGTCTGTCAACCGGAGCCTCGCTCGGTTTACACTAGGCGCTTCCGGTGCTCTTCTTTTTTTCTTTCCGATTCAAATAGCAATGACTTTATACTTTAAGGTTGAATAGGTGCTTGTCAAAGTGTCAACCGCGGTTGACAGTCAAGAAGTAGAAACCGCTGGTCGATATGTTTGAAAAGAATCAAAAAGCGTAGCAGACTAAGGGCAATCACTTGTTTCGCGCTCTTAGATCAGCTATATGTGGTATGCTGGATCGTAACTAAGTAACACAGCCTTGACGTATCTTATATTAAGGCTGTTAGGACTGGCATGAAAACAGATGAACACGACGAACAACATGAGCAAATAATCAAAGAACAGGACAACGTTGCTGACCTACTCGCAAGGTATGAGCAGGATCAAATAGCACTATTAAAACGAGTTGAGGAACTTGAAGGGAAGGTAGAAAAACTGAGCATAAGAGACATATTTGGTGTCAACCGCGGTTGACACCCTTCGGGGGTTACTACCACGACAATACTGTCTAGAAACAACTCACGATATAAAGGGTATAGGACTGATGAACAGCAACAGACCGATCCTGACAAACTCGATCTCGCAATTATAGAGTGCATAGCCAGGAATCCAGGTTTATATGTAAGGGAGGTTTCGAGTTGCATTGGGGGAACACAAGACACAGAAGTTAACGCATTGACCGTAAGATACAGAATAATAACTTTGGAAAAAACAGGATTTATAAGGACAAAAAAGGTTGGGACGGTCCGGCGCTGTTATCTGGGGGGTCCTAAACCATAAAAGGAGTTGAAAATCATGTCGTATAAATGGCAAGGACATGATCTTGAGGTGGTGTAACATGGATGACGTATTTGTAGACGTGATCGTCAAAGCGTATGGGACTAAGCTGGATAAGGCGGCTAAGGAGCTCTTCAATTTAGCAGAAGAGTTAGCGGACTACAACAGCCAAGAACGGGACCTTAAAGATAAAATAACCCAGATCGAGGCAGGATATAGGCCAGACGTTGCGACAGCCCTTAATGATATTGGGAAACCCAAGTATTCAAACCTGGAGTCCCAAAATGCGATGGTAGTCCAGCTCAGTAACGCAGATATAGATTACAAACGCGCTAAGATAGAGCACGCAATGGCCCTGCTTAAAATTGAAAAGCACAAGGCCAAAATGCTCTTAAAAGAAAGAGCACGCAGGGACGCAAGATCAGAAACAGATCTTAGAGTGGAGTTGATGAAATATGAGCTTAAGTGATCTAACCTGTAAACACTGGTCAGACAGTCTTAATGCGTGTGATAGGTGCCATGCATGCAACGATGCCGACGAGCCCATAAACACCGATTGTGACTCCTGCTTTGAGAGGTGCGCCCAGGCTGCCTTTGAAAGGAGAGAGATCTGTCCAGAGTTTGCGGAGGCTTGCGAGGACCAGGGGTCTTATCATTACGAGGGACCCCGCGATCCAGTCATGGGCTAATAATGAAGGCGCTTCTTTGTATCGAATGCGACATTAAAAAGGAGCGAGACATCTACTTTAAGCGGTTTGCTGAGATGGATGCAGAAATAAACCTGCTCAAACAGCAGGTCATAAAACTAAAGAAAGCAAAAAAGTGAGGTAGGACCATGGCTTCAACCATAGAATATAATGCGGTTTGCGTGGACTGCAAACGCAGCAATTTTAAACGGTTAGAAGAGTGCGGGGGGTTTGGTAGACACTGCCCACTCGCAATAATTGACGAATTGGAACAGAGCAATACCGAAGTAATACGCGAGGGGTAAGATAAATGGCTGACGAAAAAGATTACGCGGTCGCAAAGGAGTCGCTTTGTGGAGAGATCGCGAGAGCAGTAGTAGAAGGTCCTCTCAGGATCGCAAAAACCGAAGTTGACGACTTAGTAGTTTCTACTGTCGATACGTCGGATTGTGGACCGGAAACCGCTATATTATCTTATCAAGGGACCTGCCCAGTTGAGCGATACGAAACAGTAGCGCAAGCGGAGGAGGGTCACAAAAAATGGGTTAAAAGAGTAAGCGAGCCACACTTTAACGGGAAAGTAATTAAGCTGGGATATATGGACGTTGTTGACGACGAAGAAATCGAGTTATTCTGAAAACAAAAAGTGAGGTAGGAATGATGGCTAACGGATTAAAAAATATAGGATTTCCACTGAAGGACTGGAGCAACCTGTTTCTACAAACGGGGCTCTCGGCAGTGTGGATCCTGCTTGTGTTTGGACTGATTAAAGTCATAACGTGGATTTTCAATATTTCGGTATAAGAGGTCTAAAATGGGTTGGACACAGGGAGAAAAGTTACGATTCTACGTGTTTATTGAATCAAAAACCGAAGTGACGGGGGTTGAGGTTACAAAAGGCCAAGTAGATATAGAGCGCCACGGGACTTCCGCCAGAAACGTAAACGGCTGGATAGAACGGACCCCACCAGGACCCGTGTTTATCAAGCTTACAGGCGAGATGGGTGAAGTAAAAACTGTATCGCACATGCCTGATGAGGCAAGCCCCAAAGAAGTGTTAAAAAAATTAACAGGTGAGGTCAAGAATGACGAAAGTAAAAGTATTAAACGAACCTAGCAGAATGCCGGAAAAGACCCGCAGACTCCACGCAATAACCAAAATGTATCAATATCACGGGGTCCGTTCAAAGGACCCTCGCGTAAACATAGAGCTCCCTATATTCCGAGCAAAACTAATCAATGAGGCGATAAGTTACGAACAGTTGCAGACCCGCACCGGACTGTCTGAAGAGGCGGTTCAGATGCTTACTGAATTTTGCGAGACGAAACAAGCGAGTCCTAGGGACGTAGAATACATCAAACGCTGGAAAAAACACTTATCTAGGATCTTTGGTTTTAACGAGTGTGACTTTGACATGGCAGTCTATGAAGTAGACGACACGGACTGGCGCTTAGTTGAGGTGTGAGTTATGACGCTAGAACAGTGTATGCGCTGCAAGTTTGTGCGTATCAAAGGGTGGAAATATGACCTGCCCATGGGATTTTTCGACGTGTGGCTTAGTTGTGAGTTTTACTTATCGAAATATACAGATGCCACAGGTCGCATGTGCCCAGTCCCTCGGACCGAGTGTAAGAAATTCGACCACGCGGACGGGTGGGGCGTTACAGAGGTTTAAAAAATGAAAAAGAAACTCTTGATAGCAGGGCTGACGTTGCTACTCGTCATAGCTTTTACCGTGACACCAGTAGCAGCGCAATCACAGCACCAGACTACTTACTACAAACCAAAGCTCGCATTCTTTTACAACGCAACGGACGGCCACTTAATCCAGAACGCAAATAATGCCGATGACATTAAAATGCTTCGGACGGTAAGGCTGTTGGACCTGACTTACGACGTGACATACTACGACCTTGGAGCTCATCCAGGCTACACGAACATGGCTAGATTTGCTTATGGCGTCACACAAACGCCCACACTCTCAGTCCTCGGTCCAAAATTTCCAAGCGTAGCGAGTGACTTTCACGACATCGTAGGGCATCATTCCTACTGGGACACACGGGTGATAATATGGCATACTACAAATACGGAATTTATGTAGACTGGTTTCTACAGATGGCGATTCTCATAAATATATGTGTGATCGCTGGCTTGAGCCTCGGTTGGATCTTTGGAGCGCGATAGAAGATGAATCCAGAAGAGTGTTTACTATGTGAATGGGAGGCTACGACATCGTGTAATAGGGACTGCCAATGTTATGACATCAAAGAGCAGCTACGCGGAAAGAAACGGGTAAATAATGCGGTTGAAGCCCTCACCATAATAAGTGCCCTGGTTTTAATAGTCCCGTTTATTATCGTGTGGACTATAGCTGCAACCATTGGTGCCGTCATAGAATGGTTTAGCCCCCTTACCGACGCCATAAAGATCGCAAGGGGAAAATAAAATGGACCCAAAGTGTGCGATCTGCCAAGGAGACATGCTAGAAACCGATTTCATTATGTGCTCGAATTGCAGGGCCAAGGAACTAAAAAGACGATCCGAGTATTTTACTGAGCGGAAAAGAAGGTGAAAAATGACTGAGTTTTGCGTATATTGGAACTTGGTAGGCCATTGTCAATTAGGAGTTGACGATGCGGCTAACTGTGTCATAAAACATAGACTCGGCGAGAGTGGTAATTGTCCAATGAAAGAAAAAGAAGGTGAAAAATGACCTTATATGAAGAAAAGATGTTAGAGATGCTAACGTTCTCAGAACGGTTAGACAGATTTAGAAAAACGTTGGAGCAAGCATTTACACCACTGTTTAATTTAAAAGAAGGTGAATAATGAGCCATCGGCGGCTTATAGGCAAACGACAAAAACGAGCATACTGGACTAGGTGCCGCGATTGGGCTGATCGTGCTAGGCGGATTAAAGATGTCACTCCGCTTGAGGGCAAAATTGCCTGCATTAAAGCAACCCCTGGTAAGCTACTTAGTTATGAAGAAATGCGGAATCATTACGAAATAGGAAGGTGGAGATTTGAGAGGTGAAAAATGACTGACTTACTTTTGTTAACCGTTTTTTACATAGCAAATGGCGTTATATTCCTAGCGTTAGGGTTTTATTTAGGTTACGTTGTTTGTTTAGGTGAAAAATGAAGCCAAACGAGCTCTTAATGTCTACATACAAAGTTAGTGACCAATGGCCTGCCCTAAAGAAAAGGCACTTAATACGGCGCCCAAAATGCGAGGTATGTGGAGCAACCAGAAATAGGACTGTCCACCACATCAAGCCAATTCATTTATTCCCAGAGCTTGAACTGGAGCCAGAGAATCTAATTACGCTCTGCGAAGGGGGCAAGCGTGGGGCAAATCATCATTTATTTGTAGGGCACCTGATGGACTACATGAGCTATAACGCGAACGTCTTAACCGACGTCGCGATCTGGAATGAACGAATACAACATAGACCAAACAAGAAACGACTGAGGAAAGTAGCATGACAAAAAGACAGACGGTTTTAGTGCAGCATAGCTTGGAAGGCGACCGAGCGAAACGGGATAAATTTAGTGGACCGCATAAGACAAAATGGGCAGAAACCGTGACGGTCACGCCAGCTAAATACGGTAAGAATCCTAAGAGGCGCCCCAGGGCCTTTGATAAGGTGAGGACCAGGGGAGTTGTAAAGGATAAACAAAATGAAGAGTCTACCATTGCAGACGATGGTTACAAGGTGGTAACAACATGCCGGAAGTAGTGAAGCTAAACACAACTATTACGATAAAACCGGAGGGTATTAAATGAATACGTGCTATTTTATAAGCGATAGAATCTGCAAAGCCCAAGAAGAGTGGGGTGCGGAACCAGTGAGCCTAGAGATCGCCAACTTTCGTGTATCTCACTGTAACGCCTGCGCTCTGATGGCGATATATGGCGAGCTCAAAGGGATTAACAAACAGCAGGGGCGGCTCAATGAGATCAGCAGAACGTTGGACTCACAACTCCCAAAGCTGAGGCCTAAATGAATCCGAAACCAGATAGCGGGTGGGATAATCCAGCACCAATAGAACCAATGGAGCACCCGCCCTACAAAAACGCAAACCAAGACGATCAACCCAAAGACCTACTCCAAGAATGTAAACAAGAGAAAGACGAGCTCTTAATGGAGCTGGTTACTAAGTGTGCCGTATGTGAAATTGTAGGCACGCTCTCGAAAGACAAAGCAACGCTTATGTCTAAACTCAATCAGGTCACGCGAGTGCTCTCATTGGTTGAAGAGGAAAATAAGCATCTAAAACAGGCGTTCAGAGACTTAAAAGATGAGCTCACCATAAGCCGCCTCTCCAATGAAATACAAAAATGATCTATTGCAGCCTTCTAAAACGGAATGTGACCATGAAAGGCGACTGCATGACGTGCAATAACCTTCACTGGAAAACCGTAAACATCGAAGGCGTCTCATCCGAGATGCAACACTGTAACCTCTGGAGACTTTTTTGAAATGAACGAAACAGACGCAATCCTAGACAAGCTAAGCAGAGAAGATAAAAGGCTGGCTAATGTTTACCTCGAATTTGTAGGGGAAGCATACATAGATCACAGCCTATCGACCGGCGAATATAAACTTATTAGGTCAGTTGATGTAATACACATCAGACAGCAAGACCCAGGAGAACCATGCCAGAAATAGATTATCACTTTACCTGCACGCCTTACTCAGTTAACGATGGCGTGACGGTCCCGTATTTTGTAAATAAGAGATTCAATACAGCCGTGTTAGTAGTCCCAGACACAGGGATCTACGCCAATGAGATCAACAAACTCAAAGCCGCAGGGCTCAGGGTCATCGTGGACATAGAGCAACCGATCTGGGCAGGGGGCCAGCAACAGAATACACCCATAAGCAATTTCGCTACGTATTTTCAAAATCTAAAGAACGTCGGTGTAACCATCGTATCGTCAGAAGGGGGGCGTAGCGGGGACCTCGACGTCATCTCGAAATACTTTGCATATATGAACTATAATTGCGACCAATGCGGCCTCTGGAAGGACTTTTACAAGCACCCCGCAACCGTGATAAACAGCTGGGAAGCCTACTACCCCTGGGAATGGGAATACATCCAGAAAGGCATCATAGAGAGCAAAGGTAAGAAGCAAGGGATCCTCGCAGGCCTATGGGAAGGTGGGGCTAATCCAATACTAACCGCTACAAAATCAGGAAACGGTCTATCATATTACCAGATAGCTAACTGGATGCTCGCCAACGGGGGCGTAGACCATTTCTCTGTTTGGGGGGGACTTAACAACGAATCGTTGGCCCAATATAAGGTGCTTGGATTCGAAGCGATCGTCAATAAGATGCAAGCCATGTTACCTCCAAGAACATCGAGCCCAATAATACCAACACCGAAACCAGCACTAGGAAACCCAATATCCGTATTAACCGCTCAATACACGAAAACCGCTACAGGGAACATTATCGACGGACGGGGCAGGGATAAGGACAACAAGCCAGCAACAGGACGCATGACAGGTCTATGGGAACAAAACCTAAAAACGAAGGACTGGTTTGGCGTATCGTGGAGGGCGATCGACGGGGAAGCGTATTATGCCTATAACCTAGACAAACTCCTACCAAGCGGCTATCATAAATTGAGGATCCAAACGAACGACGGAGTAACCACAGACATTACACCTTACGAGAAAGCATGATCGCAGGTGCTCCAGATAATAAGATGGCCCAGGCACCACAAGAAACGCAAGAAACACAAGACGCAAAGGAAATAGCATACCACCGATATAACCAAAGCGAAACAGTAATATGTCAAAATCCTGACTGTCGCAAACCGTTTATCACAGTAATTCGCAAACGAAACGGTAAAGTGACTGACAAGCAAGCAGGACGGAAGCGGAAGTATTGCTATGAATGTTCACCACCAAAGAACTGCATAACACGGCGCGATCTAGGAAAATGGGAAGTCTTAGACGTCCCGTTGCGAGGGGCGTGGACCAATGATAACAATAAACGGGACCTGGATCAATAGGGTCCCTCTTAAAGTCGATTTTAAAGAGATAATCGGATACGTCGATCTGTATATGCAAGACGACGGGACCATAAAAGGCATCGCCAAAATAGAAGATACAAAGAGGTTTAATCAATTTAAAGAGCGCTTAGAAAACGGCTATCACATAGGACTAACACCAGAGATAGAGCCAGATAAATACGAGCAAGAAAACGACATGATCCGACAGATGCACACGGGGCCACTAAACGAACCTGGTGACATGCCTGACGATACGAAAGGGGGGCACTACATGCCCCCACACATACACACTGACGGCTACTACATGCCCAGACTGATGAACACCAAAATATTACGCGAACTCGGTGTCTTTATAAATCACTGGTCCATAGCGGAGCTGAGTTATGGCTTATATCCCTGCGACGATGAATAAAGCAGTCCCAGAGATCTACACGCCCTGGAAAATCTGTGGGAATCCTAAGTGTCTAAAAGGGTTTCGTGCTGTTTTACGATACGAAGTAGGGCGTCATCGCATAAGGTGCGGACGTGCTATATACAGACGATACTGCTCGACAGCGTGTAGAAAGAAAGCGGAAAACATGAGGCGCGTCGCTCGGACCAAAGCAATACAAGCAGATATGTTCTTTGAATACAGAGCAGAGCGCAAAGCGGAGGGTAAATGGTTAAAACAGGCAGACCAACCAAGTTTAACGCAGATAGAGCCGCAATTATAATAGATCTAGTGCGTAAAGGTAACTTTAAAGAAACCGCTGCAAGGGCAGCAAGGATCACCACACGCACGCTCGATAACTGGGTAGCCGCCGGTAAGAAGGCTAAGAGTGGTAGGTTTTTTGACTTTTTTACTGCACTAGAGCTCGCAGATGCAGAGGCGGAAGCAAACGCAGTAGAACGCTGGATAAATCACCAGGGTAACAGCCCAGAAGCTGCGAAAGAATACCTACGCAGGCGCTTCCCACACTGGAATGTAGCAGACAAGCAGGAAATCAAACAAGAGAACACTGAGTCCGACTTAACCAAGGATCGAATGAATGAGTATTTCGAGCAACTTAAACGAAGAGGAATCCCCAGAGGACTTAAAGAGAGCGCGTTACTTCGCGACGGTGCTGATGAATCCGTTTATCCCAGCGGAGGTTCGACCACCGACGACGAAACAGATCGAGCTTCTGACGAGTAACGATAGGGAAATCCTGTTCGGAGGGGCGGCAGGCGGAGGAAAGAGCATTGGCCTCACGATGGCTGCCTTACAGTATGTCCATGAGCCCTCTTACAACGCCCTCCTGGTCAGGAAAACTTACGGGATGCTCAGTCAACCAGGCGCCCTTATGGACATCATGAAGGAATGGATCCAAGGCAAGGGCGTTCACTGGGACCACATAGAAAATCTACTCACGTTCCCGTCAGGGGCACAGCTCAAGTTTGGATACTTTAGGAACGATGCAGACAGGGACCAATACCAGGGTGCTAACTATCACTTTATTGGCGTGGATGAACTGACGCAATTTGAAGAGGACCAATACCTCTGGCTTTATTCACGTAACAGGGCACCCACAAAAGACGACATACCGCTAAGGATCTGGAGCACATCAAACCCTGGGTCCAAAGGCCACATCTGGGTTAAACAACGATTCATAGAGACTCATGATGAGGATCGGAAGTATATCCCCTCTCGATTAGGGGACAACCCACATCTGTTATATGAATCGTATAGTAAAACACTCATGCAACTGGACCCTATAACCAGGCAGCAACTCTTGGATGGTAACTGGGACGTAATGGCAACAGGTGGATACTTCTACAGAAAGTGGTTCAGTCCCTTCCTCAAAGAGGCCCCACCAGGAACCAAGGTTCGTTTCTGGGACCTTGCAGCAAGCCCAAAGACAGCAACCACAGACCCAGACTGGACCGCGGGGGCCTTAGTGTCCAAAGACAAGGACGGCATATACTATCTTGAGCACCTCGTAAGGACCCAAGACACAGCCCAAGTAGTAGAGCAGCTTATCAGACAAACGGCTGACATTGATGGCCCCGAAGTATCAGTCATATTAGAACAGGAGCCTGGTGCGTCAGGGCTACAAGTGCTCGACTATTATCGAAGGCACGTATTAGCGGACCGTAACTTAAAGGCCTATAAGCCAAGCGGACCCAAGGAAAGCAGGATCGCCATAGTATCCTCACATGCCGAGGCACACAACCTCAAACTTGTGCAAGGCGACTGGATACGTGACTTCTTAGATGAGGCAGAGCTATTCCCAGAGGGCACACACGACGATCAACTAGACGCGGTTGCTGGCGCTATCTCGATGTTACAGAAGGTAGGCGGCAGGCAGAGAATAAGGTGGTTTTAATGCCAAACGAGTTAAGAAATTGGGTCTATAAGAACGGATTTGAAACAGGGGTCTATGAGATCTTGGCAGAGCTCTACCCCAAGACAAAGCACGCTGCACTACTCAAACAAGCAGAAGAGTTTACAAACAAATACTTTGACTGGATAGACCCTAAGGAGGCCTAAGTATGAAAACCAAGTATGTCACGCTTGATCTGGTTAACACGCTCACAAATCGTAAACGCTGTAATATTTGTGGGGAACGGTTAACACAGGATACTAAAACGGAGATTTACGTGCGAGATAAGATAATAGACATGGTGGGCGGCTACCTCTGTTCGGACTGTTGGGGCTACCTACTTGAGTTAGCATATAAACGTAAAGCCGATTTTATACATAACAAAATAATGATTAGAAAGAGGCGAGATGCGTGGAAAACGGAAATGAATTAGAGATAGACTTAGGGTATGAGCCGTTAACAGCAAAACAAATAGCCGGAGGCCCTGGGGGCACCTGGACACGTAGTAAACCAAACAACCGCATAGAGATAGGGCTTCTTTATTGGATCATCGCCATTGCGTTTTTCGTCTTTATGTATTCGATGCTTACATAGAATGAGTCAGGATGAAATCCGAGAAACCCTCCGAAAAGAAAGACGAGGCCTAACTATCGCGGAGCTTGCGATATACACAGGATGTCATCCGAGAACAGTAGCCATGCAAGTGCAACAGATGAACACACGATGGCATGAACTGACTATTACGAGGGCTGCTGGGTGCTATATCATCGAGCTTAAGGCTAGGAAGGCTGAAAAATGACTGACTTATTTGATAATCCCTGCTTTTGGTTGGCAGTTTTGCTAGGAATACTATGGTTGCCTATGTTTACTTTAATATATTTGAGAGGCTGAAAGATGACTGACGAAGTAGGTTTACAACGGATGCTGAAGGAAGGTGCCATGTTTAGGGGCACTAAAGGGGATTGGATCGAGTCTGAGATGAAGCTTAAGATAAAGAAGCAGATCATAGAAAGAAAGGTGGATTAAATGGTAAAAGAAAGACTAACAGAACTTAAAGTATGGATCGTAGAGCCTCCCGTCGTTGTTTCACGAATGGAGCAAGACACGGAAGGGAAAACAAAGAAAGTAGACGTCACCAACCTATACGAACGCGGGTGGGTAGACTCAGAACATTTTAAATGGCTAGTGCCTAACGGTAACTATGTGATCGAACAGGGCATAGGCAAGGCAGTAAAAGCCCAATGGGCAGAAGTGAGGGATGGCGATGTATCAGTGAGTGTGGCTCCCTTACCTGACGCACCTAAAGCCAAACCAAGCACAGCAAAGGCAGCTAAAAAGGCAGCCAAAAAGCCAGAGACAAAGACAGAGGTAAAGACAGAAACAAAGTCCAAAGATAAATAACAGTAGCGCATAGTGTTACGTGGATGCTTCCACATCTACGCAGGTGGAGCGCTGTCCTCGCTGTCGATTGGACTCCACGGCGGGGGCCACGCCCATTGCTTAGCTTTTCATATTACCTCCCAACTCTTTTTTTCGATACTACAAGTTTAACTGAAGTGGTTACGTATGGCTAGATCTAAAACATATAAGACCGTCACAACTAAACGCTCAATTCCCCAGCGAGTTAAGAGCGCACTCCAGGCACTTATAGACCAAGAGCAGACCGGCTATGGTCAGTATAAGGTTCAACTCCAAGCAGGCCAACCTGTCCAGATAAGTAAAGATTTCATCGCGATCGCTATTGAGGGATACACCTCGAATCCCTGGATCTACAAAGGGTTTAGGATTATCATAGAAAGCGCAAGCGACATTACAATTAAGGTCACGAAAGAGACGCAAGTGGACCATTCCCAGGACGTAGCAGCCTCAGAAAATTCAGGAAAGCCGGTAAAAATGGGGCATAAACAAGACGATCTGGCTACACAGCCTAAGACCAAGTGGGTAGACGTAGACGATCACCAGTTGACTAAGATCCTCCACAGACCAAACGAAGATCAAAGCTGGGTGGAGCTCCAGGAAACGGTCTTATTACACCTACTTATTGCAGGTAATGCGTTTATCTTTAGAGCCAAGCCACTTTACAACCTAACGTGCCTACGCCCTGACCTCGTAAAACCCGTCCCTGACGATAAGGGCCACATCGCTTCATACGAATACACGATAGACGAGGCGAAGGGGACCACGGTCCCGTATCAGAAAGACGAAATATTGCACCTTATGCTGATCGATCCTATTAACGCACTCGATGGCATATCTCCAGCGAAAGCCGCTGCTATGTCGATCAATCTTAATAACACCGCTCGCTTCTGGAATTTCCAAAAACTCCATAACACAGTAGGCCTAGGAGGCATCTTCTTTGGAGATGAGCCTTTAACCGAAAACCAAACAACCCAAGTAGAAAGTAAGATAGACACGTATAAAGGCCCTACTCAAGCTGCCTCCTATGCCTTGCTAGACGGCGTTAAATCTTACCAGGAACTAAGCCTAAGTCCCAAAGAGATGGACTGGTTTAATATAATGGAGCTCAGCTCTCACGAAGTCAGCATGGCCATAGGCGTGCCCAAAGAGTTACTGTGGGGTGAGGCAACCTATGAGAATCTTGACCAGGCGATGAGGCAGCTCTACACAAGAACAGTATTACCTTTACTTGGAAAACTCGTAGACGGACTAAGCCACTGGTTCGAGCCCATCTATCCAGGCTATCGTTTTGAGTTAGACACAGAAGAGATCGTCGTTTTACAAGAGGACATAGGCAAGAAAGCCGCTTGGATCCTCCCTCTTGCTGTCAACAGAATTATATTAGTTAACGAAGCACGCGAAAAGATGGGATGGGAACCGCTCGAAGGTTGCGATATATTCCTGGAGCCAACAGGGTTACAGCCAGTTAACATTGATGGCTCCCTGCTCGACGGGGGATCAACAGGCGCCACACCTCCCACGCCTGACATGATCCCTCTGCCGCCTGGATCTTCACCAGGGCTCGACGTCCTCGGACCACCTGGAAACGGATCCTCACCCCCGAACCCTGCGGACGTCCCTGTCGCTGGCTTAATGGCGACACTTGAGGCAATCAAGCAGAAAATGCACGATAACTGAGGAACTGAGGAAATCTACCAATGCACCCAGTCATAACTAAGATGCTGGCTAAGGCCTCGTTTTTCAATATAGACGGGACCGTAAATGAGCACCACCCAGATATAGAGAAGATGCTCGAAGTAGCAAAGGGCTTTAATTATAAAGGTGGTCCAGCCAAGGTTAAACGACGGTAAACGTAGCTAAACGTAGCTAAACGACGGTAAGTTATGGCTTATAACCTGCTCAAGAGCGCACAACGCCAACGATACAGGCGAGCGGTCTACAAACGCAGGGATTCTCTTATACCTTCAGCACAGCGTATCGTTGTAAATTCATATAGGCAGATGGCTACGCCTATAACTGCAGCATTCAAGAGCGGCGGCACTCTAAACGAGAAAGAGGCGGCGGCACTCAAGGCTATTGACCAACAGAAACCTGTCATTAAAGTGATGGTCAAGCGTATCTGGGAGATGGCCGGAACCGAGGGCTACGTATTTTCACAAGAGATCTTTGGTGCTTCGGGGGCTTCTGGGGCCATGCTTGCAGGGGGCAAATCAGCACAAAACTCCCTGAGTATCGGCCCTAAAACACCCTTCGAAGGATACCACACAAAGGCGGCCAAACTAATTAAGGCGTGGATGGCGTTTGTCGCGAAGTATGTGGACGAGGATACGGGAAACAAGATAAAGTGGATAGAGGAGGGGGAAAAGAAAGAGCTCCAGCAACTGATATTCGAGGGGATCCAGAAAGAAGAGGGCGTGCCCAAGATCACTAAGCGAGTCGAGGCTATGTTTACGGACATGCCTACCTGGAAAGCACGCAGGATCGCACAAAGCGAAGTCATAGAAGCGTTCTCACAAGCCACACTACAACAAAGCATAGACGCAGGGTCCCACCTCGACAGGATATGGATAAATACTGACGATGATAGAACTCGACCAGCACACAGGGACTATCCCGAAGGTATAGGCGGCGCAACGATCCCGTGGGATGCCGACAGCTTTTTAGAAGTGGACCCGCGACCTGAAAACGATGACGGATCGGAATGGCCAGGCGATGCGGTTAACTGTCGGTGCTGTCTAGGATTCGCAATACCTAAGAAACCGAAGAAGTAACCTTATGGGGGCGTCAACCGCGGTTGACAAGAGCTTGAGCGGTGGAATGCCGACTCGTAAATCTTTTCGTTTAACACTTTCACACCACGCGCTCCACTATTAAGCCGTGTTAAGAGGGTATGAGTAGTGTGGTATTACAATTAAAAGAAGGGGATCTAAAAGCTATATTGGTCTACGCAGAGATTGATAGGCAACTGAACTACATACAACCAGAGCAACCAAAACCAAGAGCGCCCGCTCGAAAGTATGAGAGGTTTGTATCTACTGACAATTATCCTTCCACCTCTTTAGAATACAGGCGTGAATACTATAGGCTATATCGAGCGGAACATCCAGAGCGTATCAAACAATATCTCCGCAATAGACGTGCGCGTAGGAGGGGTGGAGTAGGAAGTCACACATTAAAGGAATTAAAATTATTATTTGATAAACAAGAAGGGCGCTGTCATTACTGTAGCTCATTATTGTATTCTTCTTTTGATAACGAGATTCACGTAGACCATAAGACCCCCCTAATACGTGGGGGTTCCAACTATATCGAAAACATCGCAATAGCGTGTGCTCCGTGTAATAGAAGGAAGCATACTAAAACAGAAGAAGAATTCTTCAGAACAGATACGTAAAACGATGTAAAACGTTTCTACCCTCATTTTCAGTAGGTATATATCTCTTTTCGTAGTAGCTTTTTATAGATGCTTTTCGCGCTACAGGCGCCCTCCTACTCTTCTACGCTTAGCCTTAGCTTTAATTATATTTTAACACAAAACG